GGTCAGATGTTGGTAAATGAAGAAGAGAAAAGATTATCTCTTATGGGTATTTGGTTTAGAATAAATGATAAAGTAGAACGTATCAAAACTATTTTGATGAGAGGTGACAATGGTTCTCTCAAAGGTGAAGGTTTGGTAGATAGTTATTCAGACATATCTAATTATGGGGTTATGGCTCAAGTTGTAGCTAGAGGAAAGTGGGCTAAGTAATGTATAAGTATGAGTGTAAAGCTGGAGTGTATGAGTCAGATACTTTAATTGGTTTATTGTGGGAAAGATTTAAACATAGATTATGGCATCTAAGAAAACACGGTAGGTGGATGGATTGAAGAGAGTAAGTTACAGTCAATATAGTCAATGGGATATATGTCCATTTAAATGGAAGTTAAACTACATCGATAAATTAGGTGAATGGACAGATAGTATACATACCATGTTTGGTACTTCAATGCATGAAGTTCTACAGACATATCTTACTGTAATGTATAATGATACAGTTAAGATGGCTGACGCTCTTCCATTAGAGAAGATGTTGTTAACACGAATGAAACGTAATTATCAACAGATAATGGAACGTAATGGTGGTGAAGTATTTTGTGAACAAAAAGACATGGAAGAGTTTTATCAACATGGTTTATTAATTTTAGATTGGTTTAAAAAAAGACGTGGTAATTATTTTAGTAAAAAAGGCTGGGAGTTAGTTGGTATAGAAGTTCCTATTAATTATGACTTACCTAACAAAGTTAAATTTATTGGTTACATGGATGTAGTATTGTATAATAAAGTAACTGATAGATATAAAATTATTGATATCAAAACATCTACTATGGGTTGGAACAAATGGATGAAGGCTGATAAAAATAAAACAGACCAACTTTTATTGTATAAACAATTCTATGGTGCTCAAAATGACATATCATTAGACAAAATTGATGTTGAATATTTTATCGTTAAAAGAAAATTATATGAAGGATTGGATTT